AAAGTGTACATTGCAAGACTGAGTGGTCCTGAATGTTGTAAAAATTTTCTACCAAATTTTGTTGCATTTGGAAAATCTCTTAAATTACTTGCACCTGGAGTTATACCTACCATTCCTGTAAGTTCATTTGTTATTGTTTTCACATGGTCAGTTACTTGTCCAAGAGTAAAAGATGAAATATTATCGTTTAGTGTATTACTTTCTAAATTATTAGGAAATTCATAGTGTCCATTTGCATTTTTAATTGAGGCACTAGATGTTTTAATAACAACAACATCACCCACTGTTAAGGCTTCACTGAAATTTATGTAAGCAACAGAATTAATTCTATTAATTGTGTAGTCTGTTAGTTCTCTTTTAATTTGGTTATTAACAAAAACTTTAACAGTTAAATCATTTAGATCTCCGCTTTTATCATAAACATCAACAGCAAAGTCATTTGTTTGTGTTGCATTAACATCATATAATCTTTCAACTCTTTGATAACTTTCAGTGTCTGCTTTTTCCCAACCATTTTGTAAACTGTTTGTTGTCCTATCAGTAAATTTTTTCAAAAATGCTGTGTCAGTATTCACTGTTGTTTGTGTGTCATCTCCATACACAAAACTATCATTTACTAAATTAAAATCAAAGGTGATATCGCCAATATTGTTTACATTAAGATATTTTATTGGAAAACCTAATTCCGTATCGTTTGCACCTACACCTTCTTGAAAACTAAAAACCTTGTTTCCTCTGAAACTGGAGTTGCTGTAATTTGTTGCATCTGTGTAACTAATTCCATTGGTATCAAAAAGTTCAAACATTGGCGCTTGGTTTACTTTAGTTTTTTCTTGTGTAAGTTGCCAACTTGTTCCATTAAACCAATAAATTTTACCTTGGTTGTTTGTACCTTGAGTAACTAACACAGTTTCATTTTCTAAACTAGTTGCATCTGTAACTTCAACTAAACTAATTTGTCTTGTTGTTGTGTTGTTTTGCGTAAAATTTAAAAATTTCACTTCATAAATTTTGTTTTTAACAAGCGGATCTGTGTCTGCTGTGAACATTACTTTCATACCATTTGTAAGTTCTACGCCATCTATGTGATATCCAACTGCTCCTTCAACATCTGTCATTGCGTCTGTTGTTACAGTATCAATTAAAGAAATATTACCTTTGCTTGATGTTCCAAAATTATATAACTTTAATCCTGATTCAAATTCTATGATAGGTCTTCTTGCTCTTAAAGATTGATCTACATTAGCAATCTGACCATTTGCTTTTGCACTGGCTTCAATTACAGACTTATGAATCCATCTATTGTGTCTACTCCAAGGATTTCTGTCTGGAGAAGCCTTGTTAATCACAACATAATCTTTATTCAATGCATATGACGTTGCTGTGCCAAAGCCTACAGTATCAAATTGTGTGGTATCAAAAGGAACAGGAGTATTTTCTGTATATGAACTGACAACTTCTAAATTTTGTACATTTATTAATTGTATAGCATCACCAACTCCTTCAACATAATATTCTCCTTCTGCGTATTCAGTTGGAGTGATTGTTCCTTTGAAATTAATTTTCATTCCATTAGATAATTCTGTGCCGTCTGATAATGTGTATGATTTTTTACCTATTATTTCTTTTGCAACATCTAATTCACTGTTTTCATCTATTGTATAGATTTGTATTAGTCCCCAAGCATTTATATCATTGTTTGCTCCATAGTACAATTTGTCTGGTGCTGTGTCTGAAACTGTAAATTCTACAATACCTTTTTCAACTTTTTGTTGACTTACACCTACATTGTATATGAAGTCGTCGCTAGAAGTTCTTGCAGTCTTAATCGTAAATGGAAGACCTTGTGCTGATATATCAAATTTGTATGTTTGACCTTTGTATAATTTTAAAGTTGGATTTATAGTTTTACCATCTGGTGTAAAGATGTAAGCATAGTTGTCGCCTTGATCACTTTTTGTAACTGTGTATGTGCTGACAACTGATCTTTGTTGTCCTGTAACTGAAACTGTAGATGCTCCATACGGTAGCCAAAAATATTCTCTGTAATTTATAAATTTGTCCCAATTAATTTTTGGGGACCATGTGTAATATTCTTGTGCATTTAAATTAGAATGATCATCAGCATAGCCGTTCAAATTTTTTACTTGATTAACATAATCAATATAATCTTTATAAAAATTTACATTACCTAGTTCATCTGTTTGGGTAATTGCTGGTTCAAATTGATAATTTTGTCTATCTGCATTTATGTCGTTTACATAATAATCATCTGCTGTGTAAGATTGTGTATTCTTTCTACCGTAGTATGCAGAGATTTTTTCCAGTGTTCCGCTGGAAATCATCTGATCTAGTGTTGCATTTAAAAATTTTTGATTGGCAGAAGTCCTAAAATACTTAGGTAGAAACTCCGCAGATTTTCTTCTATTAGATTCAGACCCTACTGGTACTGGAAATTCTTTCTTGTTGTCGTAAGCCATTAATATCCACTGCCTCCTCCACTAGAGCCTCCTGAACTAGAACTCGAAGAACCTGTTGCACTCGAACTAGAAGCAAGTGTGCCACTCAATGAAGATGACGTAGAAGTTGAACTTGTTGTCACAGTGCCAGTGGCTTTAATTTGTGCGGCTGTAACCGCATCTATAATTTCAATATCTGAAACTTTTGCTCCACTTATAAAAATTTCATCGCTTTCTGAACTTATTTCAAACAAACTTCCGAAACTTTGATTGCCTGCTTTAGGTACAATTATAAAATTAGAAATGTCTGGTGCTAATTCCAAAGTTACAAAAGCAGACAGTTCCGTAAAATAGAAAGAGTCTCCAAAGTCCCAATTTTCTAAAGCAAAAAATTCATTTATTGCAGAAATCACTCTACTTTTAATATCTGCATCGTTTGTAACTTCATCGCTATTTTTAACAATTTTAAAAGTTGCTTGTAGATCAGCACTTGCATTTTCGCCGAATAAAACTTTGTACTTCACAGGATGATATATTAATGTGTCACTGATAGATTTCATTGGCGCCAATGCCGCATTAAAATTATTATACAAAGAATCACTGCTTGGTAATAAAGGTTGTGATGCAGTGGATCCTGCTAACCATTGTCTGAAATCGATATCATAAGTTCTAGTTAAAACGTACATATCTATAATGTTTGTTACGCTAGGATCTAATCTTGTATTGCCATCTACTGTGTGTACGTATTGGAATTTAACTTTGTCTCTTCCTAAATGAGCAATGTAATTTGTTTCTTCTGATGTTGTGTTAGTTGTGGTGTTAACCTTTTTAAAAGAATTTGTATCAACAATATAAACTATTGAACCATCAACATAATCGCCTATTGCACCAACCGAACTTTGTCTTACATAAATCATTTCTTCTGTTGCATCAACATAAGCATATCTTTGAGTGCCGTTTTGACCATCAATTAATTTTTGAAAAACATATTTTGATGTTACATTAACCGTAGGAGCAACTACATCATTGAAAGCATCTGGATTATCAACAATTCCGTCTTGGTCAGAATCAAAATGTGTTAATTCAAGTTTTGAACTATCAATATAACCTTGTGCTGTTCTAAATTCTGTCGCAACACTGAAGTCAACATCATTTGTAAATGCAGTTGTTGTGTCTGGTTTTGTGTTAAAAGATAAAACAGATATTCTATCTTGTAAAGTTTTTCCTGTAACTATATTGAAATTTCTGTCTACACTATCATAGAAAAATCTTACTTCTCTTTTACTTTCAAATACATAACGCAGTGATCTTGTTGTCATTGTATATGTTGCACCATTATTGGTAAAACGTAAAATCCAACTTGAATCTAATTGTTGATTTGTAACATCACCAGTTTTACCTGTGCTAAAATCACCGTAAACATTTAAATTGTTTTCATCAATTACTTGCCATGATCTAGTTGCAACATCATATCTTAATCCAAAATTATTATAAGCAAAAGTTTGATCAATAATTAAAGTTTTAATATCATTTGCAATTTGTTTAGAAAATTTTGGAAGTATTTGCGTTGCAATAGCATCACTTGGTACCACATCATTAAATTGTATTGGACCTAAACCTGTTCCTGGATCTGTTGCACCATCGTTATAAACACTTACCACAGCAGTCCATATGTAAGTTTTAGAACCTATATGATCAGCCGCACCAGACATTAATGTACCATCTGCCATAAAATGTTTGCCTGCCGGTGCTTCAAATTTAATCATTGCACCTGCTTCAATGTATTTCAATTGACTTGCTGTAAATGTACCTACTTGATAATCAACTGCTGACACAGAATCCTTTAATTTACCTGTAGATGAATTTGTATCTTTGCTTGTTTGTACCCAAGTTGCATTTAAATCAGTTAATAATATTTTTGGAAATTTTTCTATGTAATAATTTCTAACATTTTTGTCAGCCAACATAGGTTCAATTTTGTTTATTATTACTGCTTCTATATCTGTTTGTGTTGTAAAATCAAAATTATCTACAGTTTCATTTTCTTGTTTGTAAATTACACCATCGTTCCCAAACAAATTTGTGTTACTGTATTTTCCTGTTGCGTCTATCAAATCAAAATATCGAGATATACCACTTGCTGTTCTGTTAATTGCTTTTACTTTAATAATTTCTTGATTAGTTCCTAATGGTGCAACATTGTAATCCTCAGCAGTAACCATTCTGCCTTGAGTGTAATAGGTTGCAGGTGCATTTATTTTAATGTTGCTTGTTGATTCAGAACTTGTTGCATTATCAACGGTGTACTGAAGACCTAAAGTTAATGTTATTGTTTCAGTCTGATTATTTTCTGAAACATAATCAATATCAACAGCAATATTCTGCATATCATCTGGAGTCATTCTTATGTTTTGGTTGGCACTTGTTCTGTAGTACACTCTAAATTTTCCTTGTGGCAGATTTCCAAACACACCATCAGCAAATTTTAATTGTATTCTATCTTCTGCTTTACTTAAAACTGTGTAAATGTCTTTAATCGATTTTACAGTTGAATTAAAAATTACATTGTTACCAACAATACTTTCAACTTTTGTCCATAAAGTAGTTTCTGTACCTTGCTCATTTAAAGAATATAACCAAACATCTGTGTTGTTAATGTCTTTAGCATCTATCGAAACTGATTCGTTATTTGAAGGATTTGTAATTGTGAAATCACCTCTATCAAGCACTCCTTGTCTAAAGTGACAGAAAAATCCTGTGTTAGGACTAGAGTTACCTTTACCATCATCTCTTTGAATAAAACTTAAAGGATTACCAACTTGTGGTGCTTGTTCTTGTAAACTGTCGTCATTAAAAGTTGTTGATACAATTTCAAAATCTAAACTTTGTCCATTTACACTTTTACTGAAAGCATACACAGGTGTATCTATAGTGGCTGTGTTGAATCTATACTGAGCAGTTGGAATTGAATCAATGGTGTTGGATTTAATTGGTTTTCCAAATTTTTCATTTTCTCCTAATCCAGCATTCAGCACTTTGATAAACTGTTCATACCAGTTTGCATTTCCTGAATCATTCCAAGACACTGTTTGATTTGCAAGATTTAAATTGTTGCTGTCAATTATATTTTCTGTTGTGGCAATACTTGTGACTTTTAGTAAGCCGTTTCCTGCTTGATTTCGTGTTACATTGTAACTAATTAATCTCGCAAGACGCAGAACACTGTCACGTCTATTTGCTAAATCAATAAAATTTTCTCTTGCATTAAGGTCAATTCTAAATGAAACATTTTGTCCTAAGAATGCAATTAAATCTATAAGTGCAAGATATTCTGACGATTCAATGTAATCATTAAAATCTTCAGGATAGTTTGATCTAATGTATTGGATCATTGTTCTACGAATAGTATCAAAATCGTAACTTTTGAATTCTGCATTTTTGTAAGATTGATAGATCCTAGTCCAATCTTCTGCTAACAATAATCTGTTTTGTCTATCTGTAGATGCCATGATGTCCTTTTGTAATATCAGTATTTATTGTATGACGTAAACTACGCATTTAATTCAGTAATCCGTTGTTTTGGTCAAAAGTTAATTTAAGTCGTTCAGAAATGTTGTATTTGATATATTCAAGTTCAACTTCTATTTGAATACCTGATTCAAATGGAGTAATAACAATAGCAGTTGCCCTAATTCTAGGATCTGCATCAATAATTTCTTCAATGTTGTTTTTCAATGCTTGTTCCACTTCATCTGTAAGAGGGTCATACAAGATATCCCATATAATTGTGCCAAATTCAGGATTTTCCAATTTTTCACCCTGTCTAATATGGAAATGATTTAACAAGTCTTGCTTGATTAGTCCTATATCATACAAAGCAAACGAAGAATTTGATTCGTTCACAGTGCTTATACCTCTGTACATTTTTTGACCCGGTGACTGTGTATTGAACTCTTTGCCTGCTACCACTGTCTCTTTATATAATTTTTTCTCTGCCATAACAATATTTACTTTATTTTTAACCCCCTATTATAACTTTCCCTGATCCTGATGTCATTGCTCCAGCATCAGCACTATCGCCAATCCTAGCAACAGGTGAGTTCACAATAATTACCTTTGAACTGCCAGCATTAACATTTGCCACGTGATCTGGACAAGGTGGATTGGGTGGATTAGGATGTGCAACTGTTGGATCACCCACTCTAGCCACTAATTTATTTTGCACATAAACTTTAGATTGCCCAGGAGTGTCAAGCACTGTTGAACCAACGCAACCATGTCCTGTGGATAATGAATCTCCTTCTCTACTTGTTTCTGGCATTATGTCCTCACGTTTTTAAATGTGTCTGGAATATTGATTGGTTGTGCAACTACAATATCTTCCTGTTCACTTCTATCTGTTTTAATTAAAGCCACTGCCATTGGATCATAATTTTCATGATGGCTCCAAGGTTCATGTTGTGGCACACGTTTCATGATGGTCGGATTTGCTTCGCCTGGAAGGCTCCAAGTCGCTAAAGGCGACACCGGCGTTGCGACAGCAATGCCATTGGCTATGTTCACTAATCCACCAACATCTAGATTGATATTACCACTAGCATAATGATTTGTGTTGCCAGTTGTAATCGTTTGTTGTCCTGTAACTTCTACTGTTTGTGCACCAGACACAAGAACATTGTGCGTTGTTGATTCTTGATTCACTGTGGCACTTTTTAAATTAATATCTCTTCCTGCTTGTAAATTAAAGTCTCTGTCCGTTTTAAAATTAAAATCACCTTTACTGTGAACACTCACACTGTCTTCTGCAAAAAAATCTATCTTACCATTTGCAGTCATTTCAATCCATGCTGTACCATTTGCGTTGGCAATGTACACAAGGTCTTCTGAATTGTGCAACAATATTTGATGACCTGTACGTGTTCTAATTCTAAATAATTCATTGTGCGGCACACTGACATCTTTTTCTGCACCAGCATATGTTTCTTCATCCATTGATTCAATATTAACATATTCATATGCTCCTTGTGATGCTTTGGTTTTTCTAACAAATTTGTCATCACCATCATCCATTACAAAACTTGTACCACCCGTTCTTGCATTTTTACTTCTCTGTTGTCTGTTGCTGTATGCTTTGTCTAAAGGTCCAGGAGTGTTTATACCAAACACCGCACTTGGCACTTCACGTCTTGCACTAGATGTTGTTAATCCTCTAGTTTCATCTTGCAGTAATCCTTGAGTTTCTAGCACTGTTTTTGCTTGGGTGTGAATTGGCTTAGGCACTGATAGTGGTTTTGTTACAGGATGATCTGGATGTCTACTTTTATTTTGTTCTCCCACAGGTAATTTTTTTCCAATCAAGTCAGGGTCTTCTGTGTCTGTGTTTGTGATTGCTGGCGATGAGCCAGGGATCTGCATATTCATTAGTGCCTGTGGCACACAGCCGATCCAGAATGCTTTATTAATATTGCCTTCAACAAACATAACCAACACACGATTTCCCACATCAGGTGGAACAAACCACATACCGTAACTCTGTTGACTGTCCCGGAAGTCTGGGTTAGAATTTATATCTGCAATATTAGTTGTGCCATAGAATGGATGTAGATATTGACAAGTGACCACTTGCTTTGTGGGACTGCTGACTCCGTTGTCTAGAGTTTTTAAAATTTCTACCTGTATGGATCCTGAGTATCCTGGATCTAATACATTTCTCACAATGGCTTCATATGGTCCAGGATTCTTTGCTGGATCTATGCTGTACGATTTTCTTGTGTTTCTATATCCCATATTTTATTCCTTATGCACTGCCTCCTAAACCATTTACATCAAAAGCATTGTTAGGATCTTTTTCATCAATATTATTGTTTTTATTTTTTTGTGGTTCTTTTATTTTGTAGGTCTTTGTGATCACTTTGACATCTTTGCCACCAACTGTCATGTTTCCTGATCTAACACATCTCAAAACCTGTGTGAATCTGCCGCCCCTGAATTCGCTTTTAATTTCTATCACTCTAAATATGCCACCAAATTCGTTCACAACTCTTTGTGCTCCTTCTCTGTCTTTTAGTGTGGCTGTGGGCAAAATATAACTTCCTTCTTTTTTATTAATGTCTATGGGTGATATGAATGTAATTTCTATTAAAAATTGTTGTTTCAGCACCTGTATCTCTCTATCTGAATTTACCATATAACTTGAACCTTCTGACTTGAGGTCTTCTTCAGTTTTAAGATTGATGTAATTGTTATTACCACTGTTTGGTACAAAGAAAGGGTCTCCATGTATTGTTAAGTTTATGTCAAATAAATCTGTAGAAGAATTTATAAGTTTTTGATTAAAATCTCTAGCAAATGATGTTGACGCGGATTCTCCAATGGTTGCCTGACTGTTTATGTCTGAGTTCGTTGCAACATTTCTACCATGGGAGGAATAAACAGATTTGCCGTCTGCCGTTTCGTATTTCGTGGTTTGAACAACTTGATATTCATCTTCACCTTTTTTGCCAGGCTTGGCACTTTTTGTGTTGTTAGGATCTCTTGTTTGGGAGTTGTAAAAAGCAAAATTGTATTGTAGATCAAAATCCAATATGTCATGATTCATTCCAGAATACAAATAATCGTATCTTTTCACAATGGCGTTATTGATTAAAGTTAGATTAGGTATTTTTTTATCATCATCTGCTAGTATAGACGTCATTATACCGTACTTCACAATGTTGCACACAATAACTTTGTAACTGCTCTTTGTTCTTGCCTCTACATATGAATTTTTCAATTCAAAACATTGTGGAATTATTCTAAACCATTGTGTGTATCCGGTTTCATCATTATCTTTAGTCATAGTGTCGCCAAATTTTTTGCCATATTCGGACAAAATTAACACAATTTCAATGATGTCGGTCACCCTAGTTCCTTTTGGAAACGATAACTGTTTGTCTCTAAAATCTATCTTGATACCATCTCTTTTGTATGTACCTGACCAAAATGAATAATTTTCTTCAAAATCAGGAAAATTTTTTGTGTTTTCTTTGTGAACATTTTTATCCCAAATCATTCTGGCTTTGCCGATGTCGTTTCCAACAAATGTCCCACCACTATTGCTCTGAGTGACAGAAATTCCTCCACCATAATTTAAACTTTTTGAGTTGTCTGTGGCTTTTATAAAAAAATCCTGTTGGTCATATTTGCCTTGGAGTAACTGGGTAACAATTTTTCCAGGATCATATGTTCCTAAAACTTGTTTATTTTTTCTATATTGCCTTTCGTCTCCATAATCTTCCGCAACATCGTCTGCATAACCTTCACTTATATCAACTAGAGTCTTATTTCTATCATCTGCCTCCATATCCCCATTTTGAAAATCGTCTGGTGGAAACACTATAACAAATTCTTCTCCGTCGGGTTGTTTGGAAACTTTATCATAGTTTTTTGCTTTTTCATCATAATCACCTTTTTGATTTAAAAAATGCATCAATGAGTCTGGTCCACTTTGTAATATTTGATGAACATAATGTCCTTTAATTGTTATATCTTCTGGGATTGTGTTATTGATGTCGTCTAAACCGTATTCAACATGAGGCCTAGCAATACAATCATATATCGCTCCACCTTGATTAGCAGTAAATTGAACTGATTGAAAATGTATAGGTATTATGTGTCTGATTGCTTCCTGACCTTGTTGGTTGATACGTACATATTGACCAGTGTCAGTATCATATCTCTTATCTGGTTTAGTACCTACGTAATCTATAAGCAAGGCATAAGGAGCCTTGGTATGGTTGAATGCTGTAATTTCTGCTTCACTGGAATTTTGTTTACTTGCTCTAGCGGCTTGAATTTTCATAGTAGAAATGAATAGTCCCACACTGTATGGTTCTGTTACTTGAAATCTGATGTTTGTGGATTGTGTGTGTTTGTTTCTTTTTGTAGGAGCCACTACAGAATCTATTTCAAGATTATCAATTAAAAATTCTAAATTTGTATCTACAGACTTATCTATGTAGGTTGAAACATTGGCAGGATTGCCTGTTTTACCAGATGTCTGAGCAATCACATATTTGCCATATTGTCCATCACCTGTATTTTTTAACACAAAAGGAAAATTTACTTCCTCTTTGGTAAGTGCTATCAATGTGATTATTGGTGAAAAATTGTTATACTCATGCAAGGGATTTGGAATATGTCTTTTTTGATATCTGATAATTCTTTCTTCTGTTTTCATCAGCATTGGTTGATCATTGGCCATAATGCGTTCTGCAGTACTGCCAGTGTAGTCCTGATCACCGGAATCAACTTTTATAGCATCATTCGTGTATTTTTCTGGATAAAGTTTTTTGTGTCGTTCTATCGATTCGTATTTTTGTTTGTGTTTCCTTGCCGCGATTGCTTCTTTACTGAACCAGTCTTTGATTCCCATGTTAGACTCCCAACGTGTCTTTTAAAGCATTTCCTTTTGGAAGGTAAATTTCTGTTCCAGGTGTAAAATCAAATACAGGATCCTGTAATACATCTGGATTTCTTTGTGCAAACACCCACCAAAGTTTTGGAGATTGATATAAGTCAAACGCCAACAAGTCTGGACGTCTGCTGTATTGAGGTTCAATTGTGTATAGCACATCATCTGCACTTGCAGGAATGCTTTTAGGTTCTAGAATATCTAAATATTTGTCGTCGATAATTCTTGTTCTGCTGTATGGACTTGTGTCTGTATATCTTGGCATTAGATAAATCCTTTTCCGTCTAACACATCATCACCATTTACAAAATCTCTAAGATTAAATTTACTGATTTGATTTCTGCTGTACTGTGGTACAACTTCAACTGTGATCATACTTTCTGATGGTGCCCATGCGTATTTTTCTAATGAACTCTGAATATATCCGTCTTCATATGCTTGTTCAGTTTTACCTAAACCTGTAGAAATATAGTCCACTTCTCTTTTTAAATCAAACTGAAAGTTTGTGATAATCACCGGCACCTGATTGAATGTGTAATCGCCATAGCCATTCAAAAATAAAACTGGTGGTGGTTGTCCTCTGTTGGGACTTTTTTCACCATAAGACATTTTTGTAACCGATCTTAAAAAATGCACAGCCGCTACCCAATATTTTGCTTCAAGTGAATTCTGCACAAAAAATTCTCCTGTGATTGTCATCTGTCCCACTCTTGAATTTTCATATGCATAGTAAGGATAATTTGTGTGAACAGGTTGTAAAGGATTGTACGATGCCTGGTGAGATACATAAATTGTTGGTGTGTAAGGAAACACCATTTTCCAATCTGTTCTTCCAAGTGGGTCTAGCAAACTACGTGAAGGACTTACAAGTTTTTTAATGGATTCTGGCACTGACAAACTTACTCGCCAGTCTTTTGCAACTGCTTTATTTTTATTTACAACAACTGCTTTTGCAGAGCCTTTGGCATCAATTTCACCGTTTACAATACTGTTTATTTTGTTAAACATTCTTTTGCCTTGAGCGGTGAAGTCTGATACAAGATCTACTGCCTTGTCTTTTAACTGCATAATTTGTTGGTTCACTTCACTACCTTTTCCAGTGATGTGCCCCAAGTTATCATACTTGTTTAAAGCCTCATTAACTTTGTTATCTTTGAATTTGTTAAAATTTTCGTTTGACATTTGGTTATATCCTTACATTTATTTATTGACAAAATTAACTGCTCAGTTTATAATGAAGGCATAACTAATAGAAAGTATTGATGAAAACTAAAGTAAATTACCTTAATAATAAGGATTTGTTACAAGAAATACACAAATCTAAAAATTCATATTGCAGTTATACCAAAGATGATTATTCCACATATGATTTGATAGTGGGCAAAATAGACGCAATTAACATCAGAACAGTGGCCCAGGCAAAGAGAAACAAAGCCAAAAGGCTAACACAGCAGGAATATGAAAGACGAAAAGCAATAAATCCTAAGACCAAACTGTCCGAATGTGACATAGATTATCGCAAAATATCCAAAGACGATGTGGTATTTAGAGTGATGTCTTACGAGCATATACCAGATGAACCTGGCAGAAAAAGAAATCCAAGGAACATAGCGGACAGAAAGACAAAAGTAAACTTTCCTCCATTCCAACATTGGAAGTATGATAAAAAAGGTAATTTGACTTGTATTGGTAAAAGCCATTGGGAAGGTGGTTTGCACAACGGAAAATTTAACAAAGATATAGGCAAAGCCACAAACAAATTGGCTTTGATGTGGATGAAGTTGTGTGAAAGATATGGTACAAGAGGTAATGTAAGAGGATACACTTACAATGATGAAATGCAAGGACAAGCAATATTACAATTAGCACAGATTGGTTTACAGTTTGATGAATCCAAATCAAACAATCCATTTGCATACTACACAGCGGCAGTTACAAATTCATTTGTTAGAATCATAAACATCGAAAAAAGAAATCAAAACATTAGAGATGACATTCTTGAAATGAACAACATGATGCCTAGTATGACTAGACAAACACAAGGCGATGCATCAACACCTCGTAAGGCGCCTGCAAAAAAAGTTGCCAAAAAAGTTAAGAAGTAGTTGACATTGCGTGACTTTTAAGTTATGCTGTAGACAAGTAGGAGAATTATTTTGTTCAAGAAATTAGCGGTTTTTACTGACATACACTTTGGTTTGAAATCCAATTCAAAGTTACACAACGACGATTGCGAAGAATTTATAGACTGGTACATAGACCTTGCGAAACAGCATGGCTGTGAAACAGGAATGTTTTGTGGTGACTGGCATCACAACAGAAACAGTGTAAACATAACCACAATGGATGCTTCTATAAGATGTTTAGAAAAAATAGGTAAAGCATTCGATAAATTTTATTTCTTTCCAGGCAATCACGATTTATATTACAAAGACAGCAGAGATGTTCAGTCAACAGAATTTGGCAGATTCATTCCAGGTATTACAATGGTAAATGAAATTACAAAGATTAATGATGTTGTAATGGTTCCTTGGCTTGTTGGCAATGAATGGAAAAAGGTTGGTAAGATGAAGTGCAAATATATGTTCGGACATTTTGAACTGCCAAACTTTTTTATGAATGCAATGGTTGAAATGCCTGACACAGGAGAATTGAAAGGTAGCGATTTTGTTGCACAGGAATATGTGTTCTCTGGACACTTCCACAAAAGACAATTTAAAAATAATATTCATTACTTAGGAAATCCATTTCCACACAACTACGCAGATGTAGATGATGATGAACGTGGCATGATGATACTAGAACATGGTAAAGAGCCTGTGTATTTCAATTGGGGCAACTGTCCTAAGTACAGAAATGTAAAATTAAGCACATTGTTAGATAAGACAAAAGAAATAATGAAAAGCAAGATGCATTTAAGAGTTACACTAGATATAGACATTAGTTTTGAAGAAGCAAGTTTTATAAAAGAAACATTTATGAAAGAATATGGATGTAGAGAAATCACATTGATTCCAAATAAGAAAGACGAAGAAATCAATACTGACATAGACATAACAAAGTTTGAAAGTGTTGATCAGATAGTTTCTAAAGAAATTGAATC